GGTTCGTGTCTGGGCAGTCCTGATGGACATTGAAGGTCTGGGTTCGGATAAGTCGGCTAACGAAGTTGATCGTGACGTTCTTGCCTAACTAACTTTGGGGACTGCCTACGGGTGGTCCCCTTACCGTATTCAAAAGGATTTAAACTATGGCTATCACAACAGCTTTGTGTAACAGCTTTAAAGAAGAGCTTCTTGGTGGAGTTCATGACCTAGATACTGACACCATTAAGATTGCTCTTATCAAAGACACTCCAACTGGAACATACAATAAGTCCACGACTAACTATAGCGATGTTACTGGTGATAGCGATGAAGTGACTGGCACTGGCTATACTGCTGGTGGTAATACTCTTACGTCTCCTGCTATTTCTCTTGACGGAGATACCGCTATCGTGGACTTTGCAAACACTACTTGGTCTACTGCTACTATCGCTGCTGATGGTTGTATTATATATAACTCTTCGGCCTCTAACGCTGCTATTGCAGTAATTGACTTCGGTGGTACCGTTACTTCAACCGCTGGTGACTTTACTGTATCCTTCCCAGCCGCAGACGCTTCTAACGCTATTATTCGGATTGCGTAATGACTACAATAACGTTTGGCTCTGAAGATGCTATCTTTGGCTCTGGTGTATACGGCGAGGCTGTGTACGGAGAGTTTGGGCCTACGTTACTAATAGATGGTTTTAGTACAACTAGTTCTGTTGGAGTTCTTGACACTTCTGCAAACGCCAATACTACTCTAGTTGGAGTAACTGGTGAAAGTTTTGTAGGGGATGTAACAGCCAACATAACAGAGCTTATCGAAGTTGGACCTTCTGCTGCTCAGTCTGCTGTTGGTACTGTTCAAGTTAATATTTCTGAGATACTTGTAGGTGTCTCTGCTACAGGTTTTGCTGGTGACTTGTCTTTCGAGGCTAAAGCAAACACTACACCTGAGGGAGCAGAAGCAACAGCTCTAGAAGGTACCGTAGAAGCCTCTGGAGGGGCCCTAGAAAGCCTTAACGGTGTCGAGGGTACCACAACCCTAGGAACTGTTATTATTGACGCTATAGTGGGCCTCACAGGCCAGCAGCTAAATGGTTCTGTTGGTGCTGTAAAACCTAATATTGTTGAGTACATCTCTGGAGTCTCTGCTACAAGCGCAGTAAACACTACAGAGGAGTTTGGTGCAGCTACTCAAGTCTTGCCTTCTGTTTTTGCTACTGGTCAAGCTGGAAATACCACTGAGGTAGGTGTTGTCTTTAACTTTGAAGCAGTGAAAGAAACCTACGATAGGCGAAGAACAATCAGACTTTCGAGGGTTGCTTAATGACTACTACACCTAAAGAAAGAACTGTTATAATTCTTTCAGAGAATCGTAGAGTAATTATTTCAGATAAAAGAACAACTTCAGACGAAAGAACAGCAGATGTCGTATAAATGGCCAAACAAAGACCCTGATGAAACACTGGATTACAGTGTAGACTGGTCTCGTTTTTTAGGGGATGGGGTTAACATTAGCGCAGTTATTTGGTTTGTTGATGACGCTGACGGGGTTAAGACACAGATTGATGCAGGAAACACCGTTAATGGTATTCAAAACATAGCTCAAACAAACACTAACACTGTCGCTACAATTAACCTTGGTTCCGGCACAAACAATAAAGAATACAAGTTTACGTGTCAGGTCAATGACTCTAGTGGAAGCACAGCAGAGCGAACTATTAAACTAAGAATTAAGGAACGGTAATGTCTACTTACAATTTTCTTGGTCTTACAAACGATGTAAACAGAAAACTTAATGAAGTTGAACTTACCTCGACTACTTTTGGTGGGGCTATCGGATACTACTCTCAAGTAAAAGACGCTGTAAATGCTTCTCTTCGGTATATTAACCACACAGAGTTTGAATGGCCTTTTAACCACGTGGAAACAGAAGACGTGCTTACTCCCGGTCAAGTTCGTTACAGTTTTGCTACTGACACTAAAACAGCCGACATGGACTCTTTTCGTATTAAACGAAACGCTGACTTAAACAACGAAACAAGAAAACTAAAAATTATTTCTTACGAAGAGTACCTGAGTAAACATGTCGATGATGAGTACAATACATCTAATACAAGTATTCGGACTATTCCTCAATACATTTTCAGGACACCTAGTTACGAATACGGAGTTATTCCTGCTCCTGACAAAGAATATGAACTAGTGTACGAATACTATCGTCTTCCTGTAGACCTTCAAAACTTTGATGATGTTCCTACTATACCTGAGCACTTTCGACACATTGTTGTTGATGGAGCTCTTTACTACGCTTACCAGTTTAGAGGTGATCTAGAGACTGCAACTCTTTCCCTTCAAAAGTTTCAACAGGGAATCAAAGACATGCGAACTCTCTACATCAATCGTTACGACTATGTGCGTTCAACCGTAGTCGAAAGAATCCAAGTTAACCCAAGGGTCGTTTAATGCCTACTCGTTGGAGTACATTTCCCATTGAATTTAGAGGTGGTCTTATCTCTAACCTTAGTCCCTTGCAACAGGGTACTAACGCAGTAGGCTCTGCTACTAAACTACAAAACTATGAGCCGTCTAAAGAAGGTGGTTATAAAAAGGTACTTGGATACGAAAAGTACATTGATGACACAGTTGCTGGCACAGGCCCGATGCTTGGTGTTGCTGTTATAAATCCAACAAAAGTTGTTGCTGTACGAGAAAACGACTCTGGTGCTTCTGAGTATTACATTAATGTAAGTTCTTCTTGGACTTCTCTTGGCGCTGCATCTAACCTTGGTGGTAAAGTAAGATCAAAAGACTTTAACTTCGATGGCACACACAAAAAGATTTTTGTAGACGGAAACAATATTCCCGCTGTCTTTGAAGACGATACAGATACTTTGTCCTTTCCAACTGGTTATCCTAGTGATGTAGTGGGCGCAGAGCATGTAGAGATATTTAAGAACCATGTGTTTGTTTCAAAAGGAGCTTCTCTTTCTTTTAGTGTTCCCTTTGATGAAACTGACTTTAGTGTAGCTTTGGGCGGTGGAGTTATCCAGACTGGGCACACTGTTACTGGTTTAAAAGTTTTTAGAGACCAGCTTTTTATTTTTTCTAGGAATGCTATTCAACGTCTTGTAGGTAACAGTGTTTCTGACTTTCAACTTCTTCCCGTTACAGATGACATTGGGTGTATAAGTGGTGACACTATCCAAGAGGTAGGTGGAGATGTGATGTTTTTAGCTCCTGATGGTCTTCGTCTCCTTGGGGCTACTGACCGTATTGGAGACTTTAATCTTGACCTTCCTACAAAATTGATTGAAAAAGATATCAAAGGGTTTCTTTCTAATTATAGTTCTTTTACGTCTGTAACCCTTAAAGACAAAGCACAGTATAGAATCTTTGGTTATAATGTCTCTGAGTCAAATAAAGTTTCTAAAGGGTTACTTGGTGTTAAGTTTTCTGATCAAGGTGGTACTAACTTTCAATGGGGAGAGACACGAGGTATTAAAGCCTACGTTTCTGATGGCAGATATGTACCTAACTCAGAAATTACTGTCTTTGCCGCTGATGATGGTTACGTCTACCGAATGGAAGTAGGCTCTAGTTTTGATGGAGCAAGCATTCAAGCTATCTACGAAGCTCCATTTATGCCGATAGACGATCCACAGCTTAGAAAAACTTTGTACAAAATGACTCTTTATGTAGAAACTGGCGGTAACTTTAGTGTAAAGGTGGACTTCAACTACGATATTTTTAAGATTAAAAACTACAACGAACAAGTACAACCTACAACAATTATTCTAGAGAACTTAAACAACTCAGCTTCCCCTATTTACGGAAACTCTTCAAGTCTTTACGGTACCTCAGAGTTTGGTACGGAGTTGGATAAAGTCTATAACACACCCGTAATTGGAGCAGGTTCTACTTTTTCTTTTAGAATTGAAGACGACAGCACAAACCCCTCGCATAGCCTAGATACCGCTATCTTTGACTACGCTATTTTTGACAGGAGATAATTTATGGGAACTGGTTATACCCGTAAGGATACATCTAACAACATTGCAAATGGTAACGTCATTGACGCTGACGATATTGATGCAGAGTTTAATGGTGTAGAAGACGCGTTTAATTCCTCTACAGGACATACACACGATGGTACAAGCGCCGAAGGTGCACCTATTGGAGTGACAGGCCCTAACCAAGAGTACGTTTCTGACGCTACTGCTTTGTACCCTAAGGCCGACAATACTTACGATCTTGGTAAAACTGGTTCGGAGTGGAAAAACCTGTACATTGATGGTACAGCTAACATTGATACCCTCACTGCAGACGCCGGTACTGTCGGTGGTTCTAACATTACAACTACTGATAACACTCAGACTCTTACTAACAAGACTCTCGATAGTGCAACTAACACTGTTACAGTAGACCTTAGTGAAGCCACTGTTACAGGTACTTTGTCTGAGTTTAATACTGCTCTTAGTGATGATAATTTTGTCTCTCTCACTGGTAGTGAAACTCTCACTAACAAGACGCTTACTTCCCCGTATATCAACGGCGGCACCATCGACGGCACTGTGATCGGCGGCAGCACCACTGCGGCTATCAGTGGGACAACCGGCACATTCTCCGATGATCTGGCCGTGGACACCGACACGCTGTTTGTGAACGCGTCTACTAATCGGGTGGGCGTCAAGACAAATTCACCGGATTCTGCGTTTACTGTTAAAGGGCAAACTGTAATAGGTGTTAACGTCGCGGAAAGTGCCAACCTTGCCAATCTAATTTCGGGTACACCACCACAATTAGTTGCTGGTTGGTCTGTACCGGCTATCACTTGGACACCAAGCCTTGACACTGAGGCTGTGTTTACACGTAGTACTGATATGAACGTCACGATTTTGGCGGGC